CCTTCTCATTTAATAACATCAAAACTGCTGTTTTTAACAATGCTGGTAGAGAAGTTAATAATTCATCATCTAATGGCTCTGATTTTCTTAGTCCTCTACGCTGCAAAGTACGAATCATAGACTGATATTCATCCATGCTGATAATTCCTAAAGAATATGAACGGCGTATCATTGCTTGTATAGAAACTTTCCATTTACGTTTCAATTCTGTATAGTTTGGAATACGTAAAGGAGTTCTCTTAGCATCAATTTTAAAAGTCTCTTCTGGTAATAAGAATGCAGATGCAAATCTATTAGCTTCTGATTCTCTGTCTTTAAATTCTTGTTTTTCTAAAGCTTCTACATCCTCGCTCCACTCATGCAAGCATATATGCCCTAATTCATGAGCTATATCAAAATGAATTCTAGAGGCAGAAGTCTTATTACTAGAATATCCAATCAGATAAAATGTCTCTCCCGAAATATCTACCATCTGACTGAATGCATCTATATCATCTGTAGAAGTCGAGAAACTTGTTACAAGTATTCCGTGTTGTTCTACTTCATATATGATATTATCAATAGGTTTTAATCCTAATCCCCAAGTTTCTCTTAAAAGTAAAGCAGCTTCTTCTGGTGTTTTCCCAGAACAATCTGGTAAATTTAATGTTGGGAATTCAATATAATCTTGTAAGAAAAAATATATTTGAGCTAGAAATTCCATTCTCTGAATTTGCTTTTTTCTATATTTTTTATTTGTAGTTAATAATGCCCTAAAGTAAGAAGAACCTTTTATAATATCATTTTCTTTTTCTAAAAAAAATTTAACTGGAAAATATAACTCTTTTGCAATTTGCTTAATTATATTCTTTTCGGGTTTTAATTTATTATTTTCATACATAGAAATAACTTGTCTTTCACAGTTCATTTTTTGAGCCAATTCAAATATTGTCATTTCTCTATATATACGAGCTTTCTTTAAACGTTCGCCATTAAAATTATTCATATTTAATACTCCATTCAAAACTTTTATATGTTGGCTAGAGTACAGATAATCCCAACCCTAGCCAACTATTTAATTTTGAGAGGGAAATCTTTATTTCCACGATATTATTATCTCATGTTTTTTTAATCAAAAAGGGGAGAAAGTAGGGAATAAAGTGGGAATTTCTGGGGAAAAACTGGGGAATTTTCTAATTTGTAAATAATGGGAGTTCATTTTCCTTAATTCTTGGATAAAGCATATCCATAACTTTATACACTAATCTTTCCCTCACACATCTACATGTTTTTCTATCTGAGTTCATCTCTAAGGATATATAAACCATACTATTTTTCATTCTGCTATTATAAAATAGTTTAAAAAAATGTTCTTCTCTTATATCTAAGCATGTAAGTGCATTTTCTATTTTCTTCTTTTCTATTTCTTTATCTTTTTTCAGTTTTTTTAATCTAGCAATATCTCTTTCTTTTTTTATAATCTCATTCTCAACAGTTGAATTAAAAGCATATGTTGGACTTACTTTTTCATCATATCCAACAGCTTTACACCCAAATATCTCATTTTCTCTACTTTCTATATCTAATTCAAGATTTTTAATTTCTGCACTTAAAAATTTATAATGATGTAGTCTACCTTCTACTTTTTTAAATAGTTCTTTTTTATTAATATTATTATCCATACTTTCACACTCCTGTTTATGTTATAATAATCTTGGATAAAAGCTTTATATTTTTGACAAGTGGAGTGTGAAAGCACTCCTTTTCTCTTTTAATTAACTATTGCAGGTTTTCCCCTTTAAAGGAGAAAAATCTATTCCTGTCTTAACTCACAATTGATAATTGACTATTCAAAAGTCTTATTTCTTCTTCAAACACTATAGGTAACTTATAACTATTTACAATCTCTAATACTTTATCTAATTGACAACGCTTTATAGCCTTATAACTATCTACTCCAAATTCTCGTTTAATCTGATGGTATATATCACTATAAACTTTACCTCTTAAAGATTTATTTTTATAAGCCTTACTTCCATGTCCACCAAGTGATTTTGTTGCTACTCTCTTAACCTCTTTAACAATACACTCACACTCGATATTGAATAATGGTGCATCATCCATAAAGTTCTCTAACTTCTCATTAACATTCTCTATTTTAGTTTCTAAGACTTCTTGTTTCTTATCTAGCATAAATATAGCTTGTAACTCCTTTGATGCACTTAAAAGAGGATTATTTAGTTCTTTTCTCATAGAGAAATATCCATCAACTAACTTCTCATATAATTCCCAAGCTATATCATCTTCTAATATTTTTAATAATTTTGCATAACCTCTTTCAGATAATATATAAATCCCAGATAATAACCCTTTGTTTTTTAACCCTCTATAAGAATTAATTGATTGTTGAGTAAATCCTAATTCTTTTATTTTGGTATCGTCCAAACCGACACCTAACAAATCTAATATATCTTTTCCATCTTTAAATCTTTTTCTATTCTTATTTATAAGCTCATTAATCTGTCTAGATTCTCTATTATGTATCTCAGCTATATCTTTTACTAGCATTGCTTTCTTATGTTCTCCAAATCCACCCTCAATGTTATGAAATTTCATTCCCTCGATTTCTAAAGTTCCAAGTACTGTTATTTCTTTATTTATATTTTCATTCATAATTTATCTCTCCTTTACCATTTGATATATTCTCTATTCAGCTTTTTCACATTTTTATGAAAAACTGAGTACCTAATCTAACGAACGGATTTTTCCGTTGGTTAAATAATATCTTCTAATATAACCTCAACTCTTGGTTTATCACTGTAATATTTACTAGCTACAACCTCAACAATCTGCGTATCATCTTTATAAGCTATCTCATTGAGTGAATCAGCTATAATCTTGACCACATTATCAATATCTGGTTTTTTATTGGGTCTTAACACATTATTTCTTTTCTGCTCTTTAATCTTTTTACTGTTACTTTTTGCTATAGAGTAATAACATCTTAAAGTCATTTTTATGTATCCAGTAAAATAATGTCTAACTTTAGATTGATATAACCATTTTATTAATTCTTCATAGTCCTTAGTTTTCTGTGGTGTATAGGTCCTTTTAGTAGCCAAGTTAAATCTAGGTCTTTCTTTACCAACTGGTTCTCCATCTATTACAAGAAAAACTTTCATTTTTTCACCTTCTTAGCCTTCTTCCTACATTCTTTACAACAATAAACATCCTTAGATTTTTCTTCAAGATAAAATAACTTACCACACCAACTGCATCTTCTTCGTTTCATAAGCTCACTTCCTATTTAGCGTAAATCTTCTAGCTCTAAGTGAGAGTTTATTTTTGTTAGTTCTTCTTCTAGAACTTCCAAACACTTATTTTTATTTTTTAAAATACTATTTGTAGAACGGCATTTTACTGTAATACCAGTTGGAATATGAGTAACTTCAACAGAATAATCTTTACTTTTCACCATTTTCAAATCTTTAGGATGTATAGTATATCCGTTTTCTAATTTATATAGCTCATTTTTACCTTCAAGATAGCTTTCGCATTCTTTGAAGTTATTAATTTCAATTCTTTCAAGCATACACATATCTTCAAAGTAGTTTTTACAATTATAATTTTCACAATATATATTAGCCATTTAACACACTCCTTTTATAAGTCAAAGTAAGTCTATAACATTCTAGTTTCATTCATAAACTTACCTTGACTATTTATACTCCAACCAATTTTTATTATTTAATATTTAGGAAATTCTCCATAAGTCGTAGCAAGACATTCAATTCTCCACTCTGGTATAACCCACGTTGTATTGTTATCACCTACATATGCTTTTACTTTATAAAGCGGGGTATTTCTTTTTCTAAATTTCGTACTATAACATTTTTCTAAAATTTCACAACCAACCATTCTGTTATAGTAACAGTTTATTTGATGATATATAATCTTTTCCCCTACAGAATATTTATATTTTAGATTATTTATAGATTTTTTATATATGCGATTTTTCACATAATTTGCTAATATACAAATAATTATTAGCAGTATAGTCAATAAAAAAATCTTCATAAGTTATTCCTCCTAACTAGTTTAAATTTACATCCTCTTATTATTTACTTCTCCTTCTCTAGCCAACAGTCACATGAGTACCTACTTTTCCTCATAAAAGGTTACATTCTTAATAATTATATCTATAGACCCATTTTGATTTTGTCTTACTGTATATTTCATTGGGTCCTCAAAATCAGTCAGATTACCTTTTATATCAAAGCCATTGTCAGTTTTTATATTTCTCTTTTTAAGCTTTTTCTCAACCCATTTTTTATCTATACTAAATCCTTCATCAAGACCTTTTTCTTCCATATGTTCTTTAAAACTATCTTTTAACTTATCATCTTTAATTGTTTTATCAACAAAATCATTTATATCAATTTCATGCTTTTCTATCAAAGTATAATTTAATATACTTCTTACATCCTCTGCTTGTTTTATATCATTCAAGAGCATTAGTTATCCAATTTCGCTGTATTTTTAACTCTTAGTCTTGTACTTGTCATCTTTCACTTTAGTAGCATTTAAAACTCTGTAACAAACTTAGAATTAGCTTCTTCCTTTTCTGCATTCTTGTCTAAAACCCTAAGATGATATTCGTCATTCATTCCACTCAAACCAACCAAAGCAGCAATTTTTACTGTCTTAGTCTCTTGTATATTAATTTCATTTTTAGACATTTTATGTTAAATTTATCATCTTTAAACTCGATTGAATGAGTATATGACTTGTTGTAATCAAGCTTTAATATAGCAACTTTCTTTTCATCTTTTTGAGAGTATAAGCAAATTGCTAAGTCGCAAGATTCTAATGTAGCATTCAACTTCATAATCTCAAACAGATAAGATGCTATTTCTTTAGAGTTATTTAAAAATGAACTTTCATCATATATAATCTGTTCGCAACAACTCTTAATTAGATTGTTACTATAGTCATTAAATACAGCTATTCTAATGTCATTATCTCTTGATACTTTGCTTATTTTTTTCTGAAAGAAAGCTTCAATATCTTGACTGACTCTACCCTCAAAATCATTTAGTATTGGTGTATCGCTATTCTTATCTAAAACATGTATTATAAATTTGTGTATTATCATATTTCAATTCCTCCATCACAATAATATTCAGCCATTTTTTGACTTCTAGTATCTTTTATAACTTCTTCAACTTTATCTATTGTTACAAGCAGTATCTTGTCATCTTTAGCTAATAATTCAGCTTTCTTTTTTAATATTTCTTTACTTCCACATGAATAATTTATCTTGCGTTCATCTAGTAATAATCCTTTTTGCCATCTCAATACATACTTTGACATTTGTTCCATC